GCGAACCCAACAAGCAGAAGTACGTTACAAGAATATTCCTTGCGCCGACTAGGTAAAGGTGTCATTGACATAAACGTGTCAACTGACCAGATAGATGATAGAACAGATGAAGCATTGCAGTTCTTTCAAGAATATCACTTTGACGGTGTAGAGAAAACATATCTAAAACATAAAGTAACGGCAACAACAATAACAGTTTCTAATTCCTCACAATTTACAATCGGTGAGAGAATTACTGGTGGTACTTCAGGTGCCACTGCAAAAATCTTTGATGCACCAACTTCAACAACATTACGATTGACTGACGAATTAAGTGACTTTCAGAATGAAGGAATCACCGGTGGATCATCTAACGCAACAGATACAATTTCAGCAATCACTGCCGGAGACATAAAGAACGGTTATGTTCCAGTAACAGATGCTATTACAGGTGTTGTAAGAGTTTTCCCATTCACTAATAATACACAGATTGATATGTTTGATGTTCGTTATCAAATGAGATTGAATGAACTATTTGACCTAGCAAACACCTCTGTTTTATACTATAATATGGTACAATCACATTTGTCTTTAATAGATGAGTTGTTAGTTGGACGTAAATCAATAAGATTTAATAGACACTCTGATAGAATTCATGTTGACATGGACTGGAATGCAGACATCAAAGCAGACGAATATCTTGTTTTTGAAGTATATCGTATTCTAGACCCTAATACATACACAGATGTTTACAATGATATGTTCTTGAAAAAGTATTTAACAGCATTACTCAAATTACAATGGGGTAACAATCTAAGCAAATTCTCTGGCGTACAGATGCCTGGTGGCGTGACACTTGACGGTGTTCGTATCATGGAAGAAGCGCGAACAGAGATAGAAAAAATTGAAGAAGAAATGTCACTTAGATATGAGTTACCAGTAAATATGATGGTAGGATGATTATATGGCACTCAATGCGTATTTCGACCAAGGCGGCGGATTAGATAGTACAGGTTACTCTTTAGAACAAACCTTAATCGAAAATCTTTATACTGAAGCGATAAAGATTTATGGGTTTGATATCTTTTATATACCGCGCACACTAGTAAACGTAGATACCATCTTTAATGAAGATGAGTTATCTAAATTCACATCTGCACACTCTATAGAAATGTATCTACAGAGCGTAGACGGGTTTGAGGGTGAGGGCGACTTCTTATCTAAATTTGGCGTTGAAGTAAGAGACAGAGCAAGTTTTGTTGTAGTTAAGTCGAGATGGACATCTGCAGTAGATGATAATGCATCACTGATTGTCGAAGGTCGACCTAATGAAGGTGACTTACTATATTTTCCTATGACTAAAGGTCTGTTCGAAATAACATTCGTTGAGCATGAAAATATATTCTATCAAGCAAATAATATTTACACATATAGACTAGACGTTGAAAGATTTGTATATAGTAGCGAGAAGATTGATACAGGCATTGCCGCAATCGATGCTATTGAAGATGCACGTTCAACTGATATGTTTAACTATGAACTACAACTAGAAGATGCTAGTGGTTCACTTCTATTAGAAAATGGATTCAAACTTATCAAAGAAGACTATACACTTTCAACAACAACAACAGCAACAACAATAGGAGCGAGTATTGAACCTCTTGCGAGAAATAATGATTTCAGTTTGAATGCAGACGATATCATTGACTTCAGTTCAAGTAACCCGTTCGGTGAGGTACAGCGATAATGTTAGGACAAAATCACTTCTATCACGAAACTATCAGACGCACAGTTATTGCGTTTGGTAGTGTATTTAATGATATACATGTTCGTAGAAAAGATAGTACGGGTACTGCAGTTCAGTCATTGAAGGTGCCTTTGGCATATGGACCAAAACAAAAGTTTTTAGCAAGATTATATGAGAATCCTCAACTAACAAATACTCATCAACTCACACTACCTAGAATGGGATTTGAGATTAGTGGGTTCAATTATGATAGTCAGAGAAAAGTAAATAAGTTAAATGTCAGAAAGACTACAGGCAGTAATAGTGCTAACCTGAAGAGGCAGTACACATCTGTACCATATAACTTTAATTTTTCATTGTTCATCATGGCAAAGAACCAAGAAGATGCTTTACAGTGTGTAGAGCAAATACTGCCTTTCTTCACTCCGGCATATACTTTGACTATTAACGCAGTTCCAGCAATGGGTATTAAAGATGATTTTCCTCTCATATTAGAAAGTTTAACATACGAAGATGATTATGAGGGTGATTTTGCGTCACGAAGAAGTATCATATATACTATTACATTCACCGCAAAAGTTAATTTTTATGGACCTATTAGTGAGCAAGGAATTATTAAAACAGTAGTAGCAGACGCATTTTTAGATGATAGTGCAATTATGGGAACGTCAACTCAAGCAACGTCTAGGTTGACAACAACTCCTAACCCAACTAGTTCAGTAGCAACAGATGACTTTGGGTTCAGTGAAGTGTGGACAGACTTCCCGTCTAGTTAAGGAGATTATGAGATATGCCTAAGATAAGTGATGAAACAGAGGTATCCTTACCACTCAAAAATATGCTCAGTATGATTGCAGGTGCATCATTAGCAACGTGGGCATACTTTGGTATTGTAGAAAGATTGAATGGTTTAGAAACCACACAAACTATGATGAAATCAGATTTAGGAATGAACACAGAATTTCGCATAAAATGGCCGAGAGGTGAGATGGGTAGTTTACCTGCCGACAGTGAACAGTTTATGTTGATTGAACATTTGTCAGAAGAATTAGAAAAATTGCAAATAGAAATTGAAAGTGGACAAGCACCATACGACCAACAGCAAAAACTGCAGATTGATTTTATGATTACCCGAATTGAAAATATTGAAGAAATGCATGAGAAAATTCGTAACGATATGATGGATTTAATTCATGCCGCAAGCAATATGAAACCGCCAAGCGCCAATAAGCACGAAGGACACTAACATGGAAACAATAGCAGTAATTCTTTTTGTAATGAAAGCAAATCATAGTATTATGGAACTTGGTAAGTATGACACTATGGAAGAGTGTATGAAAGCACTACCGGTTGCAGAACAGATGTTTACAAAAGAAGACCATGTGATGTGCGGTGACCCCAAAAAACACATGAAAGGACACAATCATGGTTAAATCAGCAATAGTATTATTGATGTTCTTTGGTACGCCAGCAACGCTTAAAGAATATACAGTAAGAGACGGACTAAGCGAATGTCTCAAAGCAAAAAGAACGATTGAACGGAATGTAAAATCACCAGTTGAACCTGAATACAGAGGTTCTATGCGACTAGCGTGTAAGAAACTTGAAGTAGAAGTCGATAGTGATAATAGAATTATTAGATTTGTTGATGATGTAGATGCGGTTCTTGGACCGAAATAAAGTGGCGACTAAAACAATATTGAGTACAACAGAAACTAGAGCAACCTTTGCTGTATCAGGAGATTTCATTCCTGGTTCAGTTGATTTTGATTTAGATGTTGATGCTTTAGGTAGAGATGAAACGGTTGATAGTCCCGAGTGTGTCATTTTACAAATTGATTACGACAATAATGTGGGCGATATACAAATATTTCGTGTCACTGAACCAAATCTAACACCAGTGTTTACTTTTAGTGGTGCTGGTGTAGGTGCTATAACTAACACTGGACAATTAGGATTATCTGCTGAACCGAGTAAAGATTTGAGAGTTTTTATTGAAGATGGAACTGTGACTATTACTTTGAAAAAGGTAAGCGGTTTCACACAACTATAAGGTGTGATATGAGTATTGATGATAAACTAAATAGAGTGTTTGAAATGGCAGAACAACTACCAGTAGAAGTAAAACCCTCTGACCATCTTCCTGCGCCAGACCCCAATAAAGCGGATGCAGATGCAGACTATGAGATTGCTAGACAAAACTTTCACATGTTGATTGAGAAAGGTAACACAGCAATCGAAGGTATCTTACAATTAGCAAGAGAAGCAGAGAATCCAAGGTCATATGAAGTTGCAGGACAACTCATAAAGACAGTTAGTGATGTTACACAAGACTTGATGAAACTACAGAAGAATATGAAAGACTTAAACAAAATAGACGAAAAGGCACCTCAAAACGTAACAAATGCATTGTTCGTTGGTTCAACTGCAGAATTACAAAAGTTGATTAAAGGTGAGAAAGAAGAAAAGGTAATCGAACATGAGTGATTTTGATTTTGGATTTACCGCTGTTGATGAAGATGAACTAGAAACAGTACAGCAACTAGCAACTAAAGCAACAACGTCAAGTGAATCCGCAATAAAACTAGAAGCAAAATTAGATAAGTTACATAAAGCAGTTATACCGTTGCTTGAAAACTTGAAAGCAAACCCAGATAAAGATTATATCTACTGGCCTAATCGTACATTAAAGATTGACCAGTTTGAAGTTGTATTACAGAAGATTATTAATGAGTGATAATTATTTAGGAAATCCTAATCTTAAAAAGACTAATGTTCAGCAAGAGTTTACTGCAGAACAAATCGAAGAGTATGTCAAGTGTTCTAAGAACCCTGGATACTTTATCGAAAAGTATATTAAGATTGTTAATCTTGATGAGGGGTTTATTCCATTTGAGATGTATCCATTTCAAAAGAAGATGATTAAAACTTTTCACAAGAACAGATTTTCTATTTGTAAAATTCCTAGGCAGTCTGGTAAGTCAACTACAGTTTGTTCTTATATTCTGTGGTATGCACTTTTCAATCCTACTGTCAACTGTGCTATTCTTGCAAACAAAGGCGCACTAGCAAGAGACTTGCTTGCAAAAATTCATATGTCATATGAAGCACTACCTCCTTGGTTACAGCAAGGTATTAAAGAGTGGAACAAAGGTTCTATTGTATTAGAGAATGATAGTAAGATTATTGCATCATCAACATCATCTAGTGCAGTTCGTGGTGGATCATATAACTTAGTATTTCTAGATGAGTTTGCATTTGTTCCTTTTAATCTTGCAGAAGATTTCTTCCGTTCTGTATATCCTACTATTACTTCTGGTAAAAATACAAAAGTTATGGTAGTATCTACACCGAATGGTATGAACCACTTCTATAAGATGTGGGTGGATGCTGAAGAGAAGAGAAGTAATTATGCGACTATCGAAGTTGAATGGAATGACATACCAGGTCGAGGCGCAAGGTTTAGAGAAGAAACAATTAAGAATACATCTCAAGAACAGTGGGAGCAAGAGTTTGAATGTCAGTTCTTAGGGTCAAGCAATACGCTTATTAATCCTAATGCACTAAGAAATATGGCATATAAACAACCAGAGTACAATAAAGAAGGTGTTACGGTCTATGAGAAAGCACAAGAAGGTAATACATATGTTACTACAGTTGATGTCTCAAGAGGCGTAGGAATCGATTACAGCGCATTTGTAGTCTTTGATGTCACTAAGATGCCTTTCAAAGTTGTATGTAAGTATAAGAGCAATGATATATCTCCATTGATGTATCCAACAATAATTAACAGAATGTGTACGCACTATAATAATGCATATATCTTAGTAGAGATAAATGATATAGGTCAACAAGTTGCGGATATTCTAAATAATGATATAGAATATGAAAATCTACTGTCTACCACATGGAAAGGTAGAAGTGGACAAGTTTTAGGTGGGGGTTTTGGTGGTGGTACCACATTAGGTGCTAGAACTACAGGTCAATTAAAAAGACTTGGATGTAGCAATCTCAAAAACCTTATCGAAGAGAATAAGTTGATAATTCAAGATTTCGATATTATCAACGAACTATCTACTTTTGTAGCAAGAAAAGGTTCTTTCGAAGCAGAAGAAGGTAGTCACGATGATTTAGCAATGTGTTTGGTGATGTTTGCATGGTTAGGTGGACAACCGTATTTCAAAGAATTAACTGAGAATGATATACGTCAGAAATTATATAAAGAGAAGATGCAAGCGATAGAAGATGAATTAACACCTTTTGGATTTATTAACAACGATGTCAATGAAGGTTCAGAGACATTTGTAGATTCCGAGGGAGATAGATGGGTTGTAGTCGAAAGTAGCAGTTGGTAAACTTATAAATATTAACGTAAATGACTAAGACCTTTGATACAAATATACGGGAGTAAATAACATGGCATTTCAACTTTCACCAGGCGTTCTAGTTCGTGAAGTGGACTTAACACAGGTTGTGCCAGCAGTAGCAACCTCTCCAGGCGCCTTTGCTGGCGTATTCCAATGGGGACCTGTTGACGAAGTAATCAACATCTCATCAGAAAATGAATTGGTTTCCGTTTTCGGTGAACCAAATGCTGAGACATACGAATACTTCTTTACTGCGGCAAACTTCTTGTCGTACGGTTCAAACCTTCAAGTAATAAGAGCAACAACCGGAAATCTTAACGCCTCACAAGACGGTTCTGGATTTCTAATTAAAAACGATACCCACTATACATCACTCGGTGCAAGCGCAGTAGCAACTGGCGTTGGCGATTGGGCGGCGAAATATCCGGGTACATTGGGTAACTCACTACGAGTTTCTTTATGTCAAAGCGCAAATGCGTTTGAGCAAGCATCAGTGACAACTACAACAGCAAGCACTGCATCGGGATCAACAACTATAGTTGTTGTCGCGGCATCTGCAATCTCTGTTGGTGACATTGTAACTTTTGCAGGACATACTACAGAGTATGAAGTTTCTGCGATTAACACAAACACACTTACTATCAACGAAAAGGGTAAGACTACTGGTCTTACAACAGCAGTAGATGGTTCGGGTTCTGCAGTTGCAGTAACAGTTAAGTGGCAGTATCATGCAGAGTTTGATGGTCCTCCAGGAACATCAGCACAAGCAACCGCTAGAGGCGGTGCTAATGATGAAATTCATGTCATCGTAGTCGATGAAGATGGAGACATCACTGGTACAGCAGGAACAGTTCTTGAGAAATTCTCTAGTCTTTCAGTAGCATCTGATGCTAAGAAATCAGACGGAACAGATAATTTCTATAGAACACACATTAACGCATATTCAAGATATGTTTGGTGGGGTGACGATTGGACACAACTAGACGCTGATGTAGGTAATTCTGCAACAGGTTTGTTGAGTAACACATTCTCACACACATCTAGACTACCTAGTTATGCATCACTTGCTGGAGGTACTTCTGATAATGCACCTACAGACGGTGAATTGCAAACAGCATATGCACATTTTTCAAACGATGAGTTATACGATATATCACTTATTCCAACTGGACCTGCTACAGGCACAGTAGCGAAATATGTTGTAGATAATGTAGCAGAAGTCAGAAAAGACTGTATGGTATTCTTATCACCAGAACTTGCTGACGCACAAGGTATAACACCTGCCGCTGATATTGTAGACTTCAGAAATGTTGCCGCTAATATCAACTCTTCATTCGCAGTAATGGACAGTGGTTGGAAGTATCAGTACGATAGATACAATGATGTATATCGTTGGATACCTTTGAACGGCGATGTCGCTGGATGTTGTGTAAGAACAGACTTGGTAGCAGACCCATTCTTCTCACCTGCTGGTTTCAACCGCGGGCAGATTAAGAATGCTGTTAAAGTTGCGTTTTCACCTGACAAAGCAGATAGAGATACCCTCTATAAGAAACAAGTAAATCCAGTCGTAGCATTCCCTGGACAAGGCGTGACCTTGTTTGGTGATAAGACGATGTTGACTTCACCAAGTGCATTTGATAGAATTAACGTCAGACGTTTGTTTATCGTACTTGAAAAAGCAATCGCAACTGCCGCAAAGTTTCAGTTGTTTGAATTCAACGATACTTTCACTAGAGCGAACTTTAGAAATCTAGTCGAACCGTTCTTGAGAGATATTCAAGGTCGTAGAGGCATTTTCGATTTCAAAGTAGTTTGTGACGAAACTAACAATACTCCTGCAGTCATTGACGCAAACGAGTTTAGAGCAGATATCTTTATTAAACCTGCAAGGTCTATTAACTTTATCACACTTACATTCGTAGCAACAAGAACAGGTATCAGTTTCGAAGAGACTGGTGTTTAAGGGATAAATAGGAAGATAATAGGAGCATAATAAAATGGCAACAATTTCAGACTTTAAGTCCCGTATGATTGGTGGGGGTGCGAGAGCAAACCAGTTTAGGTGTACACTAACTTTTCCTGAGTATGTCTCAGGAGCGGTTGCTGGTGTAGCAGGTAGAGATGCAGAGTTTCTTTGCAGAGGTGCCGCACTTCCTGGTTCGACAATCGGTAACACACCTGTCAACTATAGGGGACGTGTAGTAAACTTTGGTGGAGAGAGAACTTTCACACCATGGACTGTCACTGTATACAATGACACATCTTTTGCAATTC